GCCGAGCTTGAGGCACAACTAGGGGTGGTTCAAGCCTAAAAGCACTAAGAAGGAAGGTGAGATATTAAAACTATATGGCAGCAGTCGGATCAGGAATAAGTGGGGTGACAAACCCCAACACGACAGGTACTCTGACTCAAGAGGTAAAAACCTATTACGAAAAGGTTTTCCTTGCGAGAGCGGAGTATGAGCTTGTTTTGAAGGAGGGCGCTCAGATGAGGACACACCCCGTGAACGAGGGACGAACAGTCAACTTCACTAGGTACACGCCCCTCACTATCATCACCAGCCCTTTGGGGGAACTCTCAAACCCAGTAACATGTGCTATTACGGCATGTACTGTGTCCATGACTCTTTCTGAGTATGGCTTAACAACCATTCACTCAAAATTGCTAACTTTGGTATCCATCGATAGCAGCATGAAAGAGAAGGTGGAACTTGTGGGTCAAAACATGGGAGAAACTCTCAATCGTTTGGTTAGAGCAGAACTTCAAAATGGCACAGCTTTCTACGGCAACAACCATGACGTAGCAACATTTACTGCGGGCGACACGCTAGACGCTTGTGATATAAGGCTTATGACCAAAGCTCTCGAAATTGCTAAGGCGAGACCTTACAAGGACGGGATGTATATTGGTAAAACAGATCCTATCAGCAAGTACAATCTAATCGGTGATTCCACGTGGGTAAATGCGAAAACGTACTCCGATGTAAAGGATCTTTACAGGGGGGAGATGGGAGAGCTTTACCAGGTTAGGTGGCTTCTAAACAAAGACGTTTCCTCTGGAACTGAGGCAGCATCTACAGCATCTTCGGGTGTTACTAGATACTACACCTACGTTCACGGAGACAACTCGTTTGGTTGCTACGATCTATCGCAAGATAAACCGAAACTGTATATTCTTCCGAATCAGGTGGATTCAAACTCACCTGCCGGTAGAGTATCATATGTTTCGTGGGCAGGTTCTTACGCAGTTAAATTACTCAACAGTGATTGGGTACAGGCCGCGAGATTTGCTCTTGTTTAACCTTGGGTAGTACTGAGTAGTGGTTGGGGGAGGCACACCCTAATGTGCTTCTCCCACCACGGAGGGAAGGAACAGTGTATGACAGAGATAATTTTTAGAAAAAACAACGATAATAGGTCCGCTGACCGGGATCTTATAGAGAAGGGTCTTAGAAGCGGGGATCCCAACGTTGTAAGACAGGCCGACCTTGCTCGTGGTAGGTTGAACAAGGAAAGTGCTGCTGTGCGGAGCATGCGTGAGGCGCTTGTCAAAGCACATCGTGATAACAATAAAGACGAGATAGCCGATATCCATGATTTCGTGGAAAGACACGACAGGTATCGAAATGAGTACTAAGTTTGAAGGTCTTGATGGTTATTTAGAAAGGTGCTATACTAGCATTGCAGTAGGATTTGTTAGGTATGCAGTATATAACGGGCGCAAACTCTTTTATAGGACGACATCTGGTTGCTAGACTAGACGCTGTTGTAACAATTCCCCACGAAAACATAGATAAAGTTCATTTTTCAGATGCCGAAAAGGTGTTTTTTCTCTCTGCCTACGGAAATATGTATTGGCATACTGAGGACGATAAAATAATTAAAGCCAATGTTAGCGATTTAATTACCGTACTTAATTGGATCGATTGGAAAAAGATTAAGTCCTTTGTGTATTTGTCTACATCCTCGGTTAAACGTAGGGTTCAGACAACATATTCTAGGACAAAAAAAGCCTCTGAGGAGATACTTCTATCTTTTATGGAGAAATACAATGCTCCGATAAGCATAGTTCGACCGCTATCGGTCACGGGCGTTGGGGAGCAGAAGGAGCACCTTATCCCAACCCTTATTAGGTCTTGTCTTACGGGCGAGGAGATGGATTTTGTACCCGAACCTAGACATGACTGGATTGATGTAGAGGATTTAGTAAACGGCATAATGATGCTATCAAACAAAGGCATTCGGGGTATTTTCGAGCTGGGAACGGGGACAAGCTACAGCAACCAGGAAGTTAGATTGTTGGTTGAGAAAACAACAGGAAAGAAAGCGAATACGCACGAGGTTAAAAGTTTGCGGGATTATGATGATGTTGAATGGATATCGGATAATTTCAAAGCAAGGGGTTATGGATGGCTTCCTAATAAATCGCTAGAGATTTCAATAGAGGAAATGGTAAATGCCGTTAAATAAACTAGAACGCAGGTGTATTGAAGTATCCCAGAAACTGGGCCTAACTCATTTGAGTAGTGTTTTGACCTCGGTAGGCATTATAGACAAACTATTTTTGGTTAAGAAACCACAAGATAAGTTCGTGCTGTCTAACGGGCACGCTTTTCTAGCCTTGGCGGTGATCCTCGAGAAGAACGGTATCGCAAACGCGGAAGAACTCATGAAGAAGCATGGAACACACCCAAACAGGGACGTAGATAACCAAATATGGGTATCTACTGGCAGTCTAGGACACGGGTTGCCAATAGCGGTAGGAATGGCGTTGGCGCAACCCCAGATAGATGTCTATGTATTGGTTTCCGATGGGGAAATGGCCGAAGGGAGTTGTTGGGAGGCGCTACGTATAGCGGGGGAACTACGTTTAGAGAACCTAAAGATTGTCTGTAATGCTAACGGATATTCTGCGCTCGGCAAGGTGGATGTAGATGTGTTAGATACAAGGATGCAGATGTTTTACCCAAGCTTAGTAATAAGAACCAATCTTTTTAAATACCCCGGGTGGTTACAGGGAGTGTCTGCACACTACCTATCCCCCACAAACGAGCAATACAAGGAGTTATTAAATGATTAAACCGCTACATGATTACGTGGTTTTGCACATTGAGGGGGGTTTGGAAAGCTCCGCGGGTGAGATTATTCTGATCGATTCCGCGAAGGATTTTAAGTACGGTACCGCCCTAGCAGTAAACAATGGCTCGGGTTTAAAGGTAAATAAGATGTATTTATTCAGGAAACACGCGGGGTTTGAGACCGGAGATAAAGATATAATTATTGTGGCGGAAGAAGATGTTTTATGTGAGGTAAAGAAATGAAAGAAAAAGAGATGGAAGGTTGGCACCAATCGCAACGAGGTTACTTCGCAGGAGCTTTGTTCAGCGAAATGTTAAAGGATAGTAGTATTTATCTATTGACGGGGGATTTGGGATACGGCATGTTCGATAAAATACAGAACATGTTCCCGGGTAGATTCATAAACTGTGGAGCTGCCGAGCAGGCGATGTTAGATATTGCCGTAGGATTAGCACAGGAGGGCAAGAAGCCTTTTGTGTATACGATAACCAGTTTTTTTCTGCGTGCCGCTGAAACCATATCGTTGTACTTGGCTCACGAGAACATCGCAGTAAGGCTTGTAGGCTCTGGGGTAGGCGACAACTACAGGCATGATGGATATAGTCACGATGGAACTAAGGCACAGGAGTTTATACACTCGTGCCAATTGATGGAACATTACCCGACATCTAAGGAACAAATACCGGCAATGGTTAAGTACATGGTGGAACACGATGAGGCAAGTTTTATAGGATTGATAAGGTAGTTGTAACATGGTTGGGACTGTGATAATTTAAACACATGCCGTTTACTAAGGGACACCCGCAATATAATACAGGTAAAATGCACTTTAAGAAGGGACACGTTGCACGGACTACTGGCAAGAAAACGGGGATAGTTCCTAGTACTGCTTTCAAGAAAGGTGCTAAACCGTGGAATACAGGACTAAAGGGAATCCACCAGTCTCCAGATACCGAATTTAAAGCCGGACATACCCCACACAATTGGAAGGGGGATTTAGTTGGCAAGGACAAGGAATCTAATTGGGGTGTGATAAGTAAAATATTTCCCAATAATAGAAAGAGATAGCTATGTTAGGCGCACTATACTACCCGAAGGGTACAAAAAAGAGTCCTATAAAGTTTGATAGTCTATATATTCCGTGGATATATAAAGAAATATACTTTGATAGTATCTACGCCGATGTTCTAAACCAGAAAAAGGATATGGTTATAATCGATGTCGGGGCAAATATAGGTGTTGTAACGCAGTTTATGAGGGATTATGCTAAAAAGGTTTATGCTATCGAGCCCTCGTCTATGCATTTTGAGGCGCTTAGGAAAAACAAAGAGTTCAACAGGTGGGATAATGTGGAGGTTTTTAATTTGGCCTTATCCGATAGCGATGGAGACGCCACGATAAACTTCCTACCCAACAACCTTACGTGCAATTCTATCACCAACGATTACGGCCAGGGTGGGGAAAGGGTAAAAACAATGTCGTTTGATACCTTTATGGCGCAGAACGGAATCGGTGAGGTGGATTTCGTAAAGTTTGATGTAGAGGGGGCAGAGGACAAAATTCTAAGATCCGAGGGATTTATCAAAATAGCTCCAAAGATTAAGGCGATTGAAGTAGAGTTTCATTACCCCACGTGGCAACTTCTTGTTGAACACATGCTTAGGCTGGGTTTTCAGGCAAGACGTTATGAATGTTCAGCAATAGTGGTTTTATTTACCAGATGATTATTCATTTAGACACGACCAGGTATATTTGGGAGGTTCTGGAAAATGGAGAGTATTCTCCTGTATTTGATAACCTTGTGGTTATGGATTTAGGTTGTAATATAGGGGCGTTTTCCCTATGGGTCTATCCCAGAGCCAGCACGATACACGCAGTCGATAAAGATACGCGTAGCCTAGATTTATTTAGACAAACTATAAAAGACAATAAACTTAACAAAGTTCGGTTATATGAAGAGCGTGTTTTAAACCTCGGCGAATTTATGTCGGGACACGTGATACCTGTGCTGGATTTATTGAAAATCGACATAGAGGGTGATGAGGTGGAACTATTCAATAGTGCGTTTCCTAAAACCTTGGTCAGAACTATTGTTGGTGAGTACCACGATAGGCCAGTTAAGAATATTTTGGAAAACTTAGGATACCGATATTTTGAGTATCCGAACCAACATTTTGTGGCGAGGATTTAATCTATGCAAAGAAAATGCGCATTTACAGTAGCAGACGACAGATATTTCTACCCCGTCGGGACGCACATTTTTATTAACTCTTTTGTCCGGTTTCATCCCGACATTGATTTGATAGTCTTTCGGCAGGATGTCGTAGATAAGTTGTTCGCTGAGAAAAATATCAATTTTTATCAAGCCAAGCCGTTTTTGGCGGAACTTTTGGTCGATAAGTATGATTTAATCGTAAACATAGACGCCGATACGCTAGTTTGTGGACGCCTAACCGAGGTGTTTGACAACACAGATTATGATGTGGGTGCTGTATGGAACTACAACGATTATGAGAACGCTAGTTTTGAAAACATTACCGAGAAGATGTATCTACAGGCGGGTATGGTTGCCTCAACGCACCCAGATTTCTGGAAAGCGTGGCAAAAGATAAATCGAAAAGCAATGAAGTACCTACGCAAGGAAAACGATACTCTAAATTTGTTGATTTATAATGATTCAAAAATATCTAAGTTGAAATTAAAGGTATTTGACAAGGAAAAGGATTACTACGGTTGTAAGTCTTTGGGTCGGGAACCCCTGTTTTATATAGAGGATGACAGGCTGATGTGCAAGAACGAGCAGGTGTTTGCCTACCACTTTGCTAGGGGAAATGTTTTTCCTAAACTAGATTTCGATAACATGCCGCTTACCGACGAGGTTAGAGTGTGGGCAAAGAAAATTGCTTTTGGTGGTAATAGTATCGCTGTAAGGAGGATTTAAAATGAAACCATACGTACTTGTTTCCCCTCCCTATGACCCTGTTAGTGGGGGGATAAAAGTAATGTTTGGTCTTTATGGGCACCTTCTGGCTAGGGGAGTGGAAGTATATATGAACCAATATCCGGCAGGTGATGTGGTTGCGGTATACCCCGAGATAGTAGCAGACAATCCCGTCGGGGCGGGTACGGTAGTGAGATATATATTGAATAAACTAGGTGTCATGTCCAGCGGACAGGGGGAGGGATTAAAGGAAATTGATCCGAACGAGCATAATTACTACTTTTCAAGACTGTTCGGGGATACTGATGACGATCATTACATGTTCTTACCTGTGATAAACACGAACATATTTAAAGATCAACATAGAACCCGCGATAAGAGGGCGGTGTTTGTGGGAAAGGGCGAGGATTTAGGTTTACACAAACCCGGGGCGATTATTGTCGATCGTTTTTTAGCACGGAATCAGGGAGGGTTGGCAGACCTGTTAAATGAGTGCCAAGTAATGTACTGTTACGACCCTGTTTCGGCAATGACAGAAGTTGCTAGATTGTGCGGGTGTCGTGTGGTTATGTTTAACAAAACCTACTCGAAAGAAGAGTACACCAATAAATATGAGCCCGGATCTAACGGCATGAGTTTTGGTGCGGATACGGGCGAGATATTCGACGCGGGTGCCTTTAGGCGACACTACGTTGGCTTGAGAGAGATTTTCGATAAGAAGTTGGATAAATTCCTAGAGGATACGCAGAGATGAAAACTATACGTATTTTTGCGCTGCCATCCCATCAATCTTTGGAACGTACGTCCGGGGTAGATTTTGCGCGGATAATACAGCCGGCAAGGCACTTGAACGGTTACAAGGATGTTGATACCAAGTTTGTAGTACATGTATACGATCCCAGAAAACACAAGACACTGGACTGGTTAGATGTAGCTTCAAAGCACGATATTATATTTTTTAACTATACAGCGATGTCGTGGGAATTTGCCAAAATGGGGCTTATGGCAAGGAAGTTTAACAGACTTTTGATAATGGATGTGGATGATCTTATCTGGGGAATACTGCCAGATAACCCGGTTTATGAGGCGTTCAAAAAAGGTTCGGAGAATCTGCACAACTTTACTGCAATATGCAACGAGGTAGATTACATAACTACTACCAACAAGTATTTGAGAAACGCTATTTCGCACAATACCGATAAATCCGTTTCCGAGATAGGGGTGTTCCCGAATTATATAGATTTGGATAATTTGTACACACACAGGTCACCTTTTAAAGATACGGCTGACATACGCCTTATGCATTTCGGCAGCACGTCCCACTTTATCGACCTGCAAAGCGAGGAGTTTGAGAGGGGAATAGATATGATTATGAAAGAGTACCCCAACGTTACTCTAAAAACCGTGGGTGCCTTGATTCCCAAATATAAATACAGGTGGGGGCAACGATATGAGAATAGCTACGGACATCAGGATCTGTACAAATGGGTTGGGGAGAGAATGCCGGGTTTCATGGATGAGGCAGATATTATAGTAACACCCCTAGACGACAACATCTACAATAGATGTAAGTCATCCATTAAATACCTTGAGGCGAGTAGTGCCGTAAAACCGGGGGTGTGGAGTAACATACGTCAGTACAACGAGGTGGTCAACCACGGAACCAACGGATTTTTGGCTACCACTGCAAGCGGTTGGTACGAAAGTATTAAAAAGCTCATAGAAGATAAAAAGCTCAGGAAAAGCATGGCAGAGAACGCTTTCGAGACGGTTGAGAACACACATCAGATGAAAGACAACATTAAACTTTACGCAGATTTTTTCAAATCGGTTCTTTCTTGATTTATTTATATCTAGGTGTATAATATAGGTATCTTTCGGTTGCCAAGAGCAACACGCAGACTTTGAAACCTTCGGGGTGGAGAGGTCTTTTTTTTATTTAAAAAGGAGGTACGTTACATATGGCAATAGGATTTGGAAACTGGGGGGGTCTCCCGGAGTTAGGGATAACCGAGTTCTTCGGTGGCAAAAAGGGTTCTGTACAAACAGCACGAAAATACCCAATAAATAGGACTACGGCCAATCAAATAGCCGTGCAGGCAGTCAGTCCTTACAATGTGTCTGGTAGTAACCTGTTATCTCGATCTAATACCCCAAGTACGAGCGTGACTACAGGCGGCGGCGTTCCGAGAAACACCACACCTAGCGTAATGCCCAGAGAAACAGATCGTTCTACACCCGAGAGTATAGACGAGAGCGCAAGACGTTTAAGAGGAGATATATCCTCTGGGTGGGACAATTACATGCGTAGTTTAGACTCCCAACTGTCCGGACTTTCTGGACAGAGGTCAGCACAGGAGAGCATGGCCAACAGTCAATATCAACAGGGTTTAGGATCGTTAAATTTGCAGAAGGAGCAAGGACTCCAAAGCCTCGGTCAAAACAGGACTTCGGCAGAGCAAAACCAGACACGAAGTTTACGCGATGTTTCAGAAAACATACGAAACGCTTTTATGGCGGGAAACATATTTTTAGGATCCCGCGGTGCGGGAGACAGTTCGGCCGCAGACCAGTATTCTTACGCATTAAATAAAATGGGTACCCAACAAAGGTCGGGAGTGATGAATGAAACAGCAAACATCCTTGCTGATATAAACGCAAGAGAAACAAATCTGAATAATATTTACAACACAGAGGTTAATAATCTATCAGAGGCGAAAAACCAACAGGTACAACAGATTGCGATGTGGTTTAATGACGCGCAAAACCAACTAGCCTCCTTGAAAAGTCAGGGTCAGTTGGGAAAGTCACAAGACCTGCAGGCACTGTCTAAAAGTCTGTTAGACCAGGCCATCCAGAGTCTGAACGATATTAATCAACAGGCTGTAACCAAAAAACAGGCATTGGATACATGGGCTATGCGTGTATCCGATAATATATCTACGCTAAAATCTACCATGCAGCAAGTCTCCGAGATAAGCCCCAACCTACCACAGGCGACAGACATCTTTGGTCAACCGGTCGTGGCACAAGGCAATAGAAATGCTTATGCATACAACTATGGTGGAGAAGATGAGAGAGATAGAAACAACTTGTTTGGTTGATAACGGAAGGTTTTCATAAAAGATGCCTTCTTTAAAAGATCTCTCTAAAAAGATAAGGGATTACTTCAACCCCGAGGCAAACCAGGGAGATAATTTCTGGGGTAACGATAACCCATTCATTAAGGGTTTGGTGAAAACGCAACAGTTGCCCACAAGTATGCGTGAGGACGTGCGCACCCTACTAAACAAGCCGATCACTCTTTCTCCGGCCAATCAGAAAAGAGCAGAATTTGCAGCCAACTTTGCTACCAGTTTTGCCAAGGCGATGCCGGGAAACATCAATGAACAAATTCAATCCAAGCTCCGGATCCCTCAATACAACGTGCAGACCGAGGTGGGCAAATATGGGAATATAACCGGAGAAGTAGCGTCGAATATTGTGCAAACAGCCGCCTTGGGTAAGGTTATCTCCCCGGCGTTTTCAGGCGTACAAAAACCACTGGGAACTCTTGCGGGCAAGATAATCCCAAAGAGTAAGTTCATCGGAAAGGGCGTTGCAAACATATCCCAGGGACTTCCATACACGACAGCATTTAATGTACTCAATAAAATTGAGAACCCCGATTTCAAAACAGATGTAAAAGGTGATGTGGCGTTTGATTTTGCCACAGGTATGTTGCCGTTTGTCGGTGTTGGTGGGATGGTTGTTGGTAAAAATGCCAAGAATTTCAAGAATTTAGCAAAACTAGAAGGCGGTTTTGACTCCCAACCTAAAGCGTGGCTATCAGACTACACATCAAGCGTTAAAAAAGACTTTGTAGGTATTATAAATAAGCTTGTTAAACAAAAAGAAACACCCGTTCTTGCCGACGTTTTTAACCATAAGACCCTATATCAAAACTATCCTCAGCTACAACACATAAAAATTGAACTGGACCCGAACTATACCCACTCAGCGACCTACGGCAGCTTCGATCCACTCACAAATACAATGAAGATGAATCCGAAGATGACAAAAGAGGGGTTCAGGTCGACTTTAGTACACGAAGTACAGCACGCAGTACAGGAGATCGAAGGTTTTGCGAAAGGAACAAATCTCTCGGGTGGAAAAGGTGCTTATAGAAACGCCGCGGGTGAGGTGGAAGCCCGTACAAGTGAATTTAACTTAAACAGACGAGCAGACGAAACGAACCTAAAATCCCTATATGACGACACACTCAAAAGAGAGGGGATAAAAAGAGAAGATGTGATAGTAAGTGGGGGTGGGAAGAGTCTATCTAAAGAACTAAAGGTGGGGGATGTTAATCAGGCTCCCCGCGTAACTTCCAAAAGCCAAATCCAAGTAGGAGGGCAAAAGACATTGAAAGTAGCCAAGCAAAACCTCCCCACGCAGCCGCAAGGAGAACTACCAAAGCAAGTGTTAGAAGCACCCACTTCTCAAAAGAGTTCGGTTCCCGATCTTCCATATGGCGACAGTATAGCACGGGGGGGCCTAAAAGGTACAAAAACACTGTTCGGAAACGAACCTATAAAAACTGACGCCGTGTCCTCAGAATTAGATAGTGTCGGTAAGGCAAAATTAGAACGTAGGGCTAAACTAGACGCAGAAAGGGCCGCGAAAAACGATTATGATCGGTGGTACAAGGCACAAAGGGAGTCCGGGCAGATAAAAACAACATCAGAACAGCTCGATATTATCGGAAAAGGTATTGAGGGTAACACAAAAGGCGTAGGTGCGAAGAATATAGAGGAGCTAAAAGATATTGGGAACATCGCTAAGGGATTTGACACAGTAAAACGTAATTTCAAGGCAATTTTCGGCAAAAGGTACGGGGAGGTAGAAAAAGAGGTCATAGAGCCGTTCTATAGAGGAAAAGACTTGATGACAAGAGAACTAGAGTCTTGGAGCAAGTCGTTGAAAAGCTTAGGAATACAAAAAGGTAGCAAAATATCAGCGATGGTTCAGTTATTTGGAGAAAAGAAAGTATCCTACGAAGGACTAATAAACAAGTTTGGAAAAGGTACTGCGGATAAGATTGTTGGTGCGGATAAGTTCTTTAGAAATGCTTACAACACACTTATAGATGATGTAAACAAGTCTAGGGCAAAGATATATCCCAACAACCCCGAAAAGATTATCCCTAAACGAGCTGACTACTATAGGCATTTCAAGGAAATGCAGGAAGGTGTTGCAGGGCTTAAAAATATCTTCGAGTCTCCTTCGGGGGTTCAATCTACGCTTGCGGGTATATCGGCAGATACAAAACCAAAGTCTAAGTGGTTATCGTTTGCACAACGCAGGGGGGGCGATAAAACAACATACGATGCAGTGGGTGGGTTTATAGATTATGTTCAAAAGGCCATGTACGCCAAACACATAGACCCAAACATAGAAAACTTTAGAAATCTATCTAGCGAGTTAGAACAAGCCACACTAGACGGTGTAAATAAGGGCAAGCTTAACAATTTTATCGAATACTTAAACGATTTCGCCAACGACTTATCAGGAAAAACAGGACCTATAGATAGAGCATTTCAAAAATATATACCGGGTGGAAGGAAGGCAATGCGCGCACTTAACTGGTTAAACAACAGGATTAAGGCAAATGTAATTCTAATGAATGCATCATCTTCTGTAGCTCAGTTATTTAATATACCCCAAGGTATAGCAAACGCCGGACCAAAAAATGCTATAAAAGGACTCGGAGGCACTCTAGCAGATATATTTTCAAATAAAACTCCTATAAACAAGTCAAGGTTTGTAAGAGAAAGATATTCGGACCCGTTCTCAGGTTTCAATACGGGGTTAATCGATAATGCCCGTGATATGGCTAAATGGTTAGTAACTATTGGAGATGAAATAGGAACCAAATTTATATGGAATTCACACTATGCAAAGGCTTTAGCAGAAAATGCTCCCAACGCAATTAAATATGCTGATGATGCCACAGAATCAATGGTGGCGGGTAGGGGAATAGGAGAGGTCCCCATATTACAAAAGGATAGGGTGTTTCAGCTTGTAGCACCTTTTCAGCTTGAGGTGGGAAATCTATGGTATGTAATGAAGGGTTGGGTTGATGAAAAACAATTCCAAAAATTAGCAACTTTTGCCGTAGCGTCTTACTTTATGAACCGCGCAGCAAAAGAAATTCGTGGCTCCGATGTTAGTTTTGACCCCATAAATGCTCTTGTGGAGGGGTTACAAGCATACGGAGCAGAAGAAGATAAAAAAATAGGAGCATTAAAGCTAGCAGGAAGGCAAGCTGGGGAAGTGTTATCTAATGTTCCCGGAGGGCAGTCTGTTGCCGCGCTGTATCCTGAATATGGCGCTACTGTTGGGGATACCAAGCTCCCTACAAGAAAAGACCTGTTTGGTGAAGGCGACCCGACTAGGTACGGAAGTGGTTTGTTGGTGGCAAAAGGTTTGCAAGACCCCATCTCAAAGATAGTACCCCCATTCGGCGGTCAACAAATTAAACGAACCACAGAAGGTCTTATAGCGGTTCGCGAGGGGGAATCAAAAACTAAAGGTGGCGATACACAATACTTAATCGATAAGAGTCTAAAGAACTACGCCCAAGCAGGTGTGTTTGGTAAGTACTCAGTCCCCGAAGCGCAAGAGTACTTCAAGGGTAACAAGCGCCCTTTAAGCGAGAAGCAATCCGAGGTAGTTAGGGGTTCTTCCGACAAGGGGTCTACCTACAACGAGATTATGCAGAAAAGGGAAGATAGCGCGCAGGAAACAAAGTTACGCGAGTCAGTGCGGGAAAGCGGTCAGGCACAAAAAACAAGCGAAAAGTACACCTACCTCGATAAAGATAGTGGGGAAGTCAGATCAATAAACTTAAACCCCGACCTAAACCCACCCAAACTTACAGGAATTACCGAGCTAGACAAGAAAGCCAAATCCCAATATAACGGGAAGATAACCAAGCGCGCAAACGATGTTTATAAACTCTACGAACTCGGACAGATGACGGAAGAACAAGCCGGAAAAGAGTTGGCTAAACTAGCCAAAATGAAACTCGTGTCGGGGAAGAAAGGCGTCAAGATATCTATGGGCAAGGTTAAAAGACGCATCAGCAATATTAAAATAAACAAAGCCAGAAAGATAAGGTCTATAAAATTCAGAAAACCGAAATCAGTTGTGATAAAGACGCGCGGTGTTAAAAAATCACTGGGGTTTAAGGTCAAAAAGTACGCACAGCCCAAACCTGTTAAATTTATTAATACGTTGGCGGGTGGTTTGACAAAGCTTGTTTAAAAATATATAATTTATCTAATCTTTACCTACAAGGATGGTAGGTCAGACGGGCACAAGGCTCGTCTTTTTTTATTTATATGTGCAAAAAAGGTCACGTTCCGTGGAATAAGGGGATAAAAACAGGTCTTGTGCCTAAAAGTGCTTTCCAGAAGGGCAACAGCCCGTGGAACAAGGACACAAGTAGAAAGGATGGTTTGTTAAATTGGCAAAAGTCATTGATACCGTCTCTGACGCAATTACATATATAAACAGTCTTTATGAATCTGACTCATCGGCACCATCATCCGGAGATGAGGATTTTACTGTTTGGTTGTCACTCTTGAATGTTGCCGTCAATATCTGGGAAAACGAGGAGGGTGTGTTGTGGAAGGAGTTGTTTGTTAAGTTGGCCGATGCTGCGACGGGGGATAAAACTACGTCCGCGGAAGATACGTCTTATGCGTGCCCAACAGATTTTAAGTTTCCTGCTAGTGGTTATGTGTGGCTGGGTTCTGGGACGAATAAAGTCGCATATAAGGTAATATCCCAAGAAAAGGCACAGACTTTGGAGAATGATACATCCCACTGGTGCTATTTCCTCCTAGACGGTTCGCCAACTCTGGAATTTAATCCGAATCTTTCTAGCACTTTTCCCGCAAATTACACTATTTCCTATAATTACTACAAGAACGCTACCAAACTAACCGCGGGGGCATCCGTGTTTGAGATGGCCGACCCCATGTTCGCAGTTTATTATGTTCTATCAGAGCTTAAAAAAGACGAGGGGGATACATCTGCCCTTGGAATAGCTACGCAGAAACTAGAGGGCATGCGAACGCGGAACGTCGCTCCCGCATGGTTGCAGGACAGTACAGAATTTAGTCCCGCAGATGACGGGTTTGGTGTTTAAATGCGTTTTACAGGTCGTGGAAACGGCGGACAAAAAGAAATAACCATCGGAATCGATGATTTTTCCGGGGGTAACTCCTCTTTGGTGCAGGAGGCGCGAATGAGTCCGAAATTTGCGGTTCAAAGCACCAACCTCATGCAGGTACAGGACGGTTTGTGGAAAACACGCTGGGGTAGAAATTACTACGGTGCATCCCACCCCGCAACAATCGATGGTGCGGCCGAGTATGTGAAATCCGACGGAACCACGGAACTAATTACTATCAGTAACGGCACTGCTTATAAATCTACTGATGGGGGGACTCTCACCGCAATAACGGGCGCAAGTTTTACCGCAGGAATACAGTGTTACTTCATGCAAATCGCCGGATATTTGTATATTGCCAACGGAACGGACTCACTGACCAGGTATGATGGGTCGGTTTTAACCACGTACACAGAAATATCAGCCCCAACCAATCTGACAGCATCTCGGGTCGCCTCGGGGCTTACTAGCGGTATTTATACATATTACGCTCAGGTTACTGCGCTTAACAGCGTGGGTGAAACTGTGGGATCTACCGAAGCCTCGATCACGGTCAATAAGACCAGAGATAGTTGGGTCGCGGGAACGGATAAATTAACATGGTCTTGGACGGCGTCATCTGGCGCTACCCGATATCAGATATATCTCTCAGATCAATCCGGTTATGAGGTACTCCTAGGGAACAGCGATGTAACAAACTTTACCGATGACGGCACAAACGACCTGAATGTTTATATAGAGGTTCCTGATGCCAATACTACCGGAGCACCAAAATTTATCTCCATGGTTCTGTCGGGTAATAGAGTTTGGGCAACCAACAACACAGCGGACATGTACAAGGTATATTTCTCGGGGACGGGTTCTTTTATTGGAAACTTCTCTGATTTTTATGGCGGCGGTTGGATTAATCTGGAAAAGGGTGGGCGCGAGATTCCTGTTGCAGTAAAACACTACCAGAGTGGTACCGGTGAGGGTAGAGCCACGGTTTTATCGAGAACTCCCGACGGCAGGGGAGCCGTCTGGCAGATAACCATCACAAGTGCTACTGTTGGGAGTACATCTTTTTCGGTGCCGTCCGCAACAAAGGTGGTGGGGTCGTTTGGTACTGAGTCAGCACTGGGGGTTGTTGCTACCCCGAATAATCTAGCCTTCCCAAACAGGAAGGGTTGGTTTGATTTAGGTAGCGAAAAGAATTATTACGGTATCCTGCGAACAAATGAAAAGTCTCAAAACATTCGTCCCTACTGGAGGAGCTTGTCTGGAGCTAAGATGAACACTGTTTGTGCGTATTATTACGATGCTAAGGTTTTTATATCGGTTCCCACATCGAGTTCGGGGAATGACCGGGTTATTGTGTGGGACGATGAAAGAGCAAACTGGTCGGTTGATTGGTCGTTTGGTGTTAAACAGTTCCTTGAATATACTACAGTATCGAAGGATACGAAGTTTCTGTGTATTCCCACGACCGGAACTCGGTTGGTAGAGATCTCAGAAAACATACTTAACGATTTTGGAGCCGCTTTTACACAGACATATTTATCTCCTCTTATTCCGGTGTCCAAGGTAAAAACCGATATTTTGAATCTAAAAGAGACTGTTCTGGAACTTGGAAACCCGCGTGGAGCCATAAACTTTCAAGTATTGGGAATTGGCAAGTCCAATAGTTTCAATACAATCGCCACAGCGACCATAACCGATTTTGGATCTAACACGGGTATTGGTACCGATCTGTTTGGTGAAAATCATTTCTCTGAAACGCAGACAAACACTTCGGGGGGAGCGGGGAGTTGGGCAATAATTCTTGTGGACGCACCATCGACATTTACGCAGGCCACAACTAAAAAGGCTATCAAAAAAAGAGCTAAGGTGTACAACATTCAGTACAAGGTTTCTTCCAGCACGGCGGACACGGATTTTACCATATTATCTCTTCAATCTAAGGGCACTTTGGTTAGACGTAGACTGCCATCCAGTTGGACGTAAAATTGACAACTATGTACAAAGGTTATAAAATTACAATATCTTTGCTAACACGAGCGGTTAGACAGACCAAGAACCTTGGGGTGATTGGTCTTTTTTTATTGGCAAAACTATTGGGATTGAAAAGGAAATAACATGGCAGCGGCAAATACAGATAAGTTCAAAAAAGGAGCTAGGAAATGGGTTGGACAGATAGGCTCGGGAGGGGTCTCGGACGCAGTAGTTACCACCATCCCACTCTCCTCGGCTACAGGGCTTCCCACCGACACCGCAGTGGTTGCAGTAATCGACCGTGTGGATTCTGCGGGAACTAAAACTCCGTCACTTGAGGAAACTGTTGTGGGTGTAGTTAGTGGTTCTAACCTCGTGACCGCCACACGCGGCGCAGAGGGAACTGCGCAGGCACATTTAGCAGGCGCTGTGGTTGAAATACTGATAACTAACGTTGGGTGGAACGATCTGATAGACGGGTTACTTGTCGCGCACAATCAAGATGGAACGCATAAATCCGGCTCTGTATTAACACTTCCTCAAATTAATGATACTTCCTCAGATCATCAATATATACTTTCTGTCTGCGAACTTGCCGCCGATAGAACAGTAGCGTTACCACTTTTGACAGGAAATGACGAATTTGTATTTAAAGATCACACACAAACACTTACCAACAAACGTATATCCAAACGCGTTGTAGTAACTACCCAAAGCGCCACACCTACTATAAATACAGACGGTGGGGACATTTTTCAGATAACGGGGCTCGCCCAAGCTATAACTTCTATGACAACAAATCTAACGGGAACGCCGGTTGCTGGGGACATGATCGAAATTCAAATAACGGACAACGGTACGGCACGGGCTATAACGTGGGGCGCATCTTTTTCCGCAACTACGGTGGCCCTGCCGGCTACCACCGCGGTGTCTACTATGTTGCGCGTACTATTTCAACGTAATAACGCGAACACTGTTTGGGATTGTATTGGGAGCATATAAATGGCGGAATTGGTAAACCTTCCTTTATTCAATGACGCGAACATCGTTTCCTATTGGAGAATGGAAGGCAACAGCAATGACAGCAAAGGATCAAACAACGGTACCGATACGGGTATTACCTACAATGCGGTAAAAGGCAAATTCAACCAGGGCGCCGGTTTTAACGGAACTTCTAGTTTCATTTCTGTCGGTACAGCGGTGCCGAATTTCACAAACGGTTTCTCCTTCGTTGCACACTGCATGCCACTGGGGGCACATGGGGGGGGTTATGGAGGGCTTTGGCACGATCAAAGAGATGCCACGAGAAGTCGTTTGCTCATAAATGATAACGGGAGTGTTTTAGCTCAATTTAATATCAACGGCGTAGATGGCTCCTTTGCGAGTTCTGCTGGTGTTGTAATTTCTAATTCTTATAACTCTGTCATTTATACCTACAATGGATCGCAGGAGAAGATTTATGTAAACAGCATTCTAGTTGCGTCACAAAATACGACAGGAAATATGGGAACAAGTGCGGGTGCGAGAATTATTGGACGGGGTTCCTCTGCGACCTATTATTTCAACGGTAATGTCGACGATGTAGCTATCTTTAGTAGGGCACTGACTCAAGCCGAGGTAATACTTATACACAATCCCGGTGGCGGTTTCTTTGGGTTTCTATAAATGAATAATAAAGACGAATTGTTTAAAATAATACTAGACCAACAAGAACGAAATATACAGGCCTTTGAGGGGGTAAAAAATGCCCTCCAAAATATTAACGATTTTAATGTTCTGCACGCAACAAAAGAGGGGGACAATTATATGGCTATAAAGAACTTAATTTCTTCCAATAAGTCCGTTGTATCAATATTGCAGTGGGTGATCGTGGCCGTAGTATCAGCCCTAATCGTACTGGCGGGCGCAGGGAGGGTATTGGAGTTCTTGCCCTTTTTGGGTAAATAACATGCTTCCAACTATTTTGTACTACACAACTCTTCTTCGTATCCCTATTTTTCTGCTAGTTGGTGTAGAATCCTTAGCAACGTTTTTCTTATACCGCTACGGGTATTTTAAGTTTAAACCGACTAAGATTATTTCCATACTATCTTATTTCTTTCTTTTCCTAGGTTTAGATATGATATACCAATCCTTTATACCGTTCGCACTTATGACAAATGCAAAGGCGCACGTTTACCTTACTACAGCACTACCCATTTTTTTAATTCCGTTGTTTATCTCTATTCGTGCGTTTCGTCTTGAGTCGGTTCGAGATGATGGCAAGAAACTGGAGGTTAAGAAATGAAACAAATAGTACTTCAGGCAGGACATGGGGGGATCACTTCTGGAGCTACAGGTGCTCCCGGGGAACAAAAGTGGACAACAACTATAGTCCCTATGATAGCTAAACTCCTCGAAGACGCGGGGGTGGTGGTTTATCAAACGGGTTCAAAGGCTAACGAAGATCCAAAGGTAGTAGAGACCGATTGGGACATCTTTTTAGCAGTTCATTACGATGCTGACATTTACAACGATTCCGGCGGATTTGTGGACTTTGCCGACCCAACAACGGATTTAGCAACAAAAGAATCCCAACGAATGGCTGCAGTACTCGCGGAGACCTATTTCGATAGAACGGGGATAAAAAACATGCCTAAACGCTCTAACGCCAACACGAGAGGTTATTATATGTGGTCGTATCTAACACCCAAAACCCCCTGCGTCATAATCGAGTGTGGGGTTGGAAACAGAAAGCCTAGGGACTACGAAATCCTCCACAACGAGATGGGTAGGGTGGCTAGTGCTATCTCCGACGGCCTACTTATTGCTCTTGGAGTAAAAAATGCGTGTACGGACCAAATAGAGGCCTTAGAGATAGAACTGGATGCCATGCGCGAGTCAAGAAATGGTTGGAAAAAAACAGCCAAGGACACGGAAGACTTGCTAGTTGTCGCCACAGAGAATTTAGAAATCGCTCTAGCTAAGATAGTGGTTCTAGAAAAATCCCTATCCGAAAACGTAACCCCACTTAACGCCAAAAAGGACGGGAAGTTTATCTACGAAACCAGAGCGTTGTTTAACGAAATATTTAGAAGATGGGGAGGTGGTAATTAATGCTTGAAAAAATCAAAGAATTGTGGGGAAAACTCCCCAAGGAGATAAAAGTATCGACTTATCTAATCGGTGCGGGGCTTTTAAACGAGTTATCATCTGCACTTTTAGGAACCAAATCTTTAGACCTTATAACATTCGCGAAAGTATCCGTCGCGAACTTGTTACTTGTTTTCGTTGTTCAAATAAAGACCCGTATTAACGCCATAAAGTAATTATTTAAAGGAGGATTTTCTATGATGAACAAGAAGATGACAAGAATGATGACGAGAGAGATGGAAAAGACAAAGAAGAAAAAGACGATGAAACCCTCAAATAAGAGGAAGTAGTTTAGGAAAGGTACATTGACAACACAGGAGGTGTGGAATGTATTGGTGGAGAATGGTATTTGTGTGCGGTAATGAAGAGTGCCACGTTGACGGCGTTATAAAGCATTTTACTGTAGAAGACGCCGAAGCCGATGCATGGGATGTAGAAAATTCCATAGGGTTAATAAATTACGCCCGTTCCAAAGGTGTTGATTTAACTAGGTGGGAGTTTTCTGCCGTGTATGTTATGAGGAGTGCGAACCAATAAGGAGGAGAGGTGGGCAATATTGTGGTTTTCGCAGTTGTGCTCGAAGTTGTGTTAGGGGAAGAAATTTATTTCTTCTACGGTGTCTCGACCTGTCTGGAATCTGCACAAGAGAGAGCCTTGGCAAACATGCGCCAAGACGAATACCTAAATTGTGTAAAATACACACTCGTTGCGACTCACTACACAGTACTATGAGGAGATGCCATGGAAAAGTTAACGAATGCCCAACTAATTGAAGAGTTAAAAACAAGAGGATACTTCGTATCAAAAGTTCCTCCTGCGGTGTCGGGAAAAACTTTTAAGTTCGACCTGACCAAGCTGAAGGGAAATACCTATCAATTCGCAGTTATTTCCTGCACCCAAATCGGTTCCAAATATCAGCAACTCACGCATCTTCACAGCTTCTACAAGCTGTGCAAGAAACGTGGAATTGAACTTGTCCTGCACTGCGGCGACCTCGTGGACGGTTCCAAGGTCTATAAAGGCCAAGAGTACGAACTGTTTCTTCACGGGGCTGATGCGCAACGGGAATACGTTGTTGAAAACTATCCCAAGATTGAAGGCATAAAAACCAAAGTAATTTTGGGAAATCATGACGAGTCGTTTTGGAAAACGGATGGTTATAACATTGTTAAGGCTATCTGCGAAGAACGCGAGGACATGGAATACCTCGGAGACTATCTTGCTTTCGTTCAACTGGCGGGATTAAAAATTGCTCTAATGCATTCTGCGGGAGGGGTTCCGTATGCCCGTTCCTACAAACTGCAGAAAATCTGTGAGCAGTTTTCTCCCGAAGTTAAACCAAACGCACTGTTCGTCGGTCACTGGCACATTCAATGTCACATTCCACATTATAGGAATATTGAAGCGTTTTCCATGGGGGCGTTCCAAAGCCAAACTCCTTTTCTCACGCGCCTGGGTTTATCACCTGATATGGGTGGGCTCATTTGTGAGGTAAGAACGGATTCTTCGGGGCTTTTGGGAATCAAGACTGAGTGGATACCTTTCTATGTTCCAGTTAAGAACGACTTTTAGTCAAAAAGGGGGTAAGTCATATATTAGCATGTTGATTTACCCCTGAAATTTGAAATAATAAGTTTGGACAGTTATACAGAGTCACTAGCACGTCTAACGACTTCTTCGCTAGGCTACCTTTAATTGTATGACATCCCGGTCTGCGGTCTCCCTGCGGACCGTATTTTTTTCCCATAAAACAAGAGAAGCCCCGTTTAGGGGGCTGTATCTCTTGACTAATTCTTTAGTAAGGGTTAGAATAATTTTGAGAAAAATTCTATGCTTATAATACCAAACAAATCCAACGTTGTCAAACAATACATAAGAGTGCCAACAAACAAAACTTCCTCTGGGGGTTTATTTTTTATGGAGGAATTGTGGCGCTATATTTAGAACCTACAGAAAAGTCGTTTTTAATTAGTCTTATGAACGGTCTTAAACCAAAAGAGTTCTGGCTGAAAGATTCTATTCTTAAAAAAATGGACGCCGAAGACACTTTAATAGAAGAAAGAGATAACTGTGAGCATTCTTTCGGAGAACACACAGGTAAGAGGTTGTGTTGCACGAAGTGCGGAGCGTTAGGTGAGGGTATGGGTGAATCGTGGGACCTTGTAGGTTAATATGAGAAAGCCGATTACAGACAGTTTTAATATTAGAAAAAGGATGTTAAAAAAGCTGGGGCTTGGCAGTTATAAAGATTATTTAAAATCAGACTTGTGGAAAAATCTTAAAAAAGAGGTTTACGCGCAAAAAAAGGTTTGCGACGGGTGTGGCTCTGCCGAACACCTGCAAGTACACCACCAGTCATACACGTTTATGGGAACAAAAGGAATGGGAAAAAACAGAAGCTTGAAACTTCTTTGTAATGAGTGCCACGAAAAGGCGCATGAAATTGCCAAAAACTTTAATTTGGGGTTAGTAGAAGCAACTAAAAGATTACTTCGTGGTGAATACTAGGAAGTAGTCCTTTGGGGACTAGAGACCCCACCTATACGGGGCACAGGTATAGGCCGACCGAGCAACCGATGCTTATGGGAAACCTCAGCGTTTAACGCTAGGAATACCACTCTAGTAAAGCGGCAGAGGAAAGCGAGGGAGGGGAGTGAAAACCTTTTGATAATAAAATATTTACGGCGGTTGATAACTAACTTTAGATAAGTCTGGGGTTAGGGGTATATACCGTTGTTGATTGTATGGAGGAAATATGTCCGAACAACAGCTAGATTTCAAAAAAATACAAAAGATGATCGGCAAGTGTACGCCGGAACAATTAGGCTCCCTTATGAAGCAGTATTCCGAAAGATATTTAACGGGTGTTGACAAACCAGCCGACAAGGAATATACTGACGATGTCTTAAAAATATTTGACGGAAGCGTATATGAACCAAATAGACCCGCTTTGTTTACACAAACTATATAGCATCTTAAAAGATTACGAACGTATTTCTTTGAAAAAAAACGGTCGAAAAGAAAGGGGTTTCAACAAGTTGGTTGGATCCTTGAGTATGTGGAAAGGGAAATATTAAAAATATAAGCCTTTTAACGGCAATTAGAATAAAGCTTTTTGAAGATTGGATTTCTTTCGGTGCCTGGGTGTTCGGGATGAATATGATTGAAACACGGGTTGGGAGGAAAAGATGAGGGATTTAGCGAAAATTCAGGAGTGGTACGACCTTTTAGTGGAAGACTGCAAGGCAATAGTTACGGAAGCGGTTTTTACATCTAGGTGGGCGCTGGTTCAGGGTTATTGGGAACTTGGTCAAAGAATCCGGGGAATACTTTGATACGCACGGTGACAAACCCAGGCGTATTTATAAAATAGATAACTTTAATAAAATATGAAATACCGCAAAGAAACAATAATTGAATCCGACATACTTGATAACAAGATGTCAGCGTACGAAATAGCCCGGCTTGTAGGGTGTGACCACTCGTACATATCCTTACTTAGATCGGGTAAAAGGGTCGCAACGGAAGCGTTCTACCACCGGTTACTAGGGGTATTGACAAACAAGTAACTAGGGTGTAGAATACCCTTAGTATGAAATTAGGAAAGCCCAAGATGACTAATACTACCGCTAAACTCGTACATATTTACCGTGGCCAAGGAAAGCACGAACTTGCCGATACGGTACAATCTTTTGCCGATTCCCTTAAAAGATATTCCGACAATATTTCAAAGATGTGGGTTCTATACGAACACCGCTGTAGCTGTGGCAAAGCCCCGGTAGATCCTACGGAAGCTGCCTTTATGGAAGAAACTGGGTACTGCGCTACATGCGACCATATAAAGCAAGAAGTCTTGGAACAACAAGCTTATGAGATTTGGAAAGAAGGTGATAATTCATGAACGAACTTAAACAAATAGACGTAGCCGATTTTGTAAAACCCGAAAGAAAGAAAAGGGTTAAGAAAGAAAAGACTACGCTTAAAAGAAAGATGTTTCGATTGTTATCTGTTTTGACGTTAGTTGCTATTGGTGTAGCTTACGCTGCCGAAGGGTACGCGGGCTGGAGAGCTGGACATGAGTGGCAATTTCCGACTAGATGGATAGGTTTTGTTAGGGAAACGGAAAAAGAACTGACTGTTGAACAAGTGAACGCTGAAAACAAACCTAAAACGGACATCGAGGTCATAGAGCAGTACCACCTAAGTCCGGCAATAAAGACGATCTATTTTCTTGAAAGTACATCCGGGAAAAACGACTTTTGTAAGGAAAGCGGAAAGTTCAACGGATATGGCTACAGGCAAAATAGTTTCGAGAACAAGTGCTACGATACGTTCGAGCAAGTGACCGAAAAGGTCAACGATTGGCTCGAAGAAAGGTTAAGTATGAACGGAAACGACCTTGTAGAAGCAATATGCCTATATAACAAAGGCGTACAAGGCTTACAAGTGTGCGACTATTCCGTGAACTTTATGGGGGTTCTAACAAGGAACTTCTAATTAAAGGACACCCTAGCTGGAGGCCATTCCTAAGCTCCAGCTAGGGAATGGCGACTATTTAAAAGGAAAAATATGAACAAAGACAGAATAATAAAAACAGACAAGGGATATTTTTTCGATACGGAAGCGGGGTACTACCTAAAACTATCTGATGAGATACGCGATATAATAGACGCCCCCAGCAGTAACTTTCAAGAAGAGGGTGAGAGGTGGGCAACTGTAAGCGACTTGATAGACGATACTTTACTCACCTACGAGATGTTTAATTCACAAACTAAAGGGGGTACAGATGAACAATAAACTGAACAATAAACACACAAAACGCGCCGGGATGTATTGGGTAGAAAAAAAGCCATATATTTCGGTAACTACAATACTAGGCATAATAGACAAGAGCGCCGCCTTGATGTATTGGGCTTGTGGGGAAACCTACGATGCCGTTATACTAAACCCCGAAATATCGAGGGAGGAAGCCATATCCGCCCACAAGGACGTGTCACAAAAAGCTGTGGGCAGGGGATCTGCAATCCACGACCTTGTAGAAGCTTACGAAAACATAGGCGAGGTTAAAGGCCAAGAAGGTATTTACGGCGGGTACGCTCGCGCTTTTCAATCATGGATTAATAGCCATAACCCCAAGGTAACAGAACACGAAAGGACAGTAATAAGCAAAAAGTACCAATATGCCGGAACACTAGATATGTTGGTAGACGTTGGTGGAAAGCAGTACTTAATAGACGTCAAGACCCAAAAGGACGGTAGACTTTTTCAAGAAATACAACTCCAACTAAGTGCATATAAGAACGCCTTGTCCGAGTGTGGCACGGAAGTGGCGGGGATGTTCGGCTTGGCTTTAGCGGAGGATGGCACGTTTACTTATAAGGAATTCGTGTACGAGTTGGAACCGTTTTTATCGGCTAAGAATCTATACGAGTGGAAGAACAGAAGTAGCTTAATTAAGATGGGATATTATGAAGATTAACTACAAGTGTAAGTTTTGCGGAAAAACCTTACATGTACTCTTTGTGGAAAATATGGAGGAAATATGGAGATGCACCATATTAGAACGTTCGCCACGGAGGAGGAACAAAGGTATTTCCTGGGCAATTTGGTGACGCTTTGTAACAAGTGCCACAACAAGACTAAGGGTAGAGAAGCGGTGTTTGAAAACTACTTTTACGGCGTAAGAACGCAGACCTTATTATTTAATTTTGAAGGGATTCTATGATAGAAAAAATAAAAATCGCAACGATAGAAACAAAGTCCGGCACAAGTAAGACCGGAAGGGGATATAACATGGTCATAATTATGGCCGAAGACGGAAGGAAGATGTCTTGTTACATAGATAAGGAATACGACCTTAAATATAAGAAACAAGAAAAGATGGTCGATTGGAAGCCCGGGATGGAAGTTACCGTTAAGGTAGACCAAAACGGCGACTTTGTGAACTTCGACTTACCAAGCAAGAACGACCTATTAGAAGACCGCCTGGTAGAAGTAGAAAAAAGATTATCGGTGATTGAAATTGCCATAAGACATGCCAAAAAAGCTGATTAAAAAGAAAACAATAACTAAGTCAAAAGTTAAGAAAGAAGCGTGGGGCGCGTTTTCTAAGTACATTCGTTTAAGGGACGGTCTTATAAGTATGGGTTCTAAGGAAACGGGCAAGTGTTTTACTTGTGGGCGAGTAACACCACTATTTACTTTGTATGGGGGTCAGGCAGGCCACTTTATAGATGGGAGAGGAAATGCAGTTTTGTTTGAAGAAGAGCTGGTTCACCTACAGTGTAGGCAGTGCAACCTTTTTAAACACGGCAATAAAGAAGCTTACGAAACAAAGATGGTTGAACTTTACGGGTCAAAGAAAGTTGAGGTGCTCAAGCAACTAAGATACACAACAAAAGAATATACGAAGGAAGACTACGAAAGAATACGGGATTTTTATAAAGAAGAATTTAAGGGTTGCTATGAAAACAACTGACCTGGAACTTAAAAGTAGGGGGTGATTTTTACTCTTGGGCACATTCTATTGCCCCCTACTTCTAGGTCCTAGTGTTTTGTCGCCAAACGGCAGCTCGGCAAGTGCTGGGCTGTGCGGGGTTTAAATTATGCCGTCATACCTTATAAGAAAAGCAAAAGCACTTGAAAACTTAAAAGAACACCTGGAAAGGATGGGGGAAGATCCTTCGTACTTTCCGGCCATAAGGATGGTCGCCGGTAAAGCGATAGATTTTTATATGTGCGGTAACCGAAGATGTCCGAAGTGCCACGCGCTTGTAAGTAATTATAGTAAGTCGGGACTTTGCAAAAAGTGCTACAACAAGCTTTATATGAGGAAAAGAAGAAAAGACGGGGAATTTGCCCGGATAGAAAGGTTAAAGATGCGCCAAAGAAGAAGGTTAGAAAGATTATTTGGTTTGAACGAACTAAGGAAAGCGAGGGGAAGATGAAAATAAAAAAGACGCTATTTTCAACCGAAATAGAGTTTAGTGATAACGAGTTTCAAGCAATCCGTGACCAGAACCCTTTTGATATATGGTTCCCGTTATTTAGATGGTTAAACGAAAACTTTGGTTTTAAGTTCTTTGAGAAAGGTAAGAAATGACCAAACAAGAATATAGACAAGCGGTAGAAGAAATAAGATGGTACACAAAGTTCAAGTTGGGAAAGGAAGCAAAATGAAAATAATACTTTATCCTATTTGCTTTGGGATAGGGTTACTTGAAACCTTACACGCCTATCTTGTAAATGTTGCTAATTGGGGTTTTTGGTTTAGCGGACACGATTATTACGAACAGGAAGACGGAAGTCTTAAATGTAATGTCTGCGGAAAGGAGTCAAAATGAACCTACAAGAATATAAACAGAAAGTAGAGGAGATAATGGACATAGTACCAAACTTCAGGGTGGCGAAATATGGTGGAGATGTGATTGACAAAAACACGATAGTTGACGAACTCGTATCTTTATATGAGGAAGTACCGGGATTCCCGGCAACGGGTAAAAATAAGGCGATTCCCGGTAACGGGGGTGTTAGTAAACCCGACCAAAGATTTAGTGATTTCAAAGAGTTCTTGGCAGACAACTGCTACGACCTCAAGAAGTTC